CCGATATGAGTCGGACATTGGATTTAAACTGTCGAATAGCCGTTACTGCGGCCAATGGATCACGCGATCTGTTTGTCGTTTATGAAGCCTTGGACGGATTCACCCCGGCATCTGGGCAAAAATTCAATATAACGGCTGTGATGGACAATAACTAATGTTCCGGCTTCGTGAAAGGCGATTATTTACGTCTAAAGCTGCTGCAATTCCCAGCTTTTACCAAAATTATGCCACCACGCCACAGATTGATTCCCGCATAACGTGGGCGCGTAACATTACCGCAACCTGCATGGCTTATGCACCCACAGCCGTAGCAGGCGATTTGCCGATATTAACAACGTGTGCGGCTAATGAACCACGTTTTAACAATGCAAGGCGTATCGGTCAGAATAATTGGAGCGCAATATTAAATGATGGCTCGGCAATACCATTGCCAATTACCTTGTTGGCGGAGGAAGCCCGTACTAATTTACTGGTAACACCCGCTACACCAGCAACGCAGAATATAACGACGACTGCACAGCCCTATACTGTTTCAATGTGGGGGACAGGCACATGTGTTTTAACAGGAACAGCGACAGGAACACTAACAGGAACAGGCGCAACGGATAGAGTTTCATTAACAGTACCAGCTACAGCCGGGACTTTAACGCTGACATTTTCTGGAACTAACACTAATGGACAGTTTGAAGCTGGTCCTACTATGTCTAGTTATATTCCTAACAATACGCCTCGTGTGGCCGATGTTGCCAGTTTAACAGGTGTAGGTTTAAGTTGGTACAACGCCGAGCAAGGCACTTTTGTTATCAAAGCATCTGGAAAATACTCATCGGCTCCTGGTAATATCGGTGTGTGGAATCCCTTATTAACGGGCGAAGGCACGTATGCCATTCGGTACAATAAAAACATTGATAATAGTGCATATCTCTATTTGCCCAATGCGCAAGCGGGTGTAAATCCTGTTGAATATCAATATATTCCAACGCCGACGACGATTTTACTGTGTGAACAGGGCATTATTAATATCAGTAGTTGGACATATTATCCGAGTGATCTAACGCCTTCTGTTTGTGCTGGTTTGGTTAATGGCACATTGACGACGATTTTTGATACTAGCTATGCGGCAACCTCAAATTTTACTAGCGCATTTCAAACCTATCCCTGGTTTAGTGCAAAATATTTTCCAAAAATTAACACGTCTAACGCAACAAATTTAAGTCTTGCATGGTATCAATTACCTGTACCGACTTTTCCAAGTATTGACACCACTAAAGTTACCAACTTTACATCAGCATTTAGAGTTTTAATTAATTTAGTTATCTTTCCGCTATTGAATACGATAGCCGCTACCAATTTTAACTTATCATGGGACGGGGATACTTCATTGACCACATTCCCTCCTAACTTTTTTGATAATGCTAAAGCTACTGTTTATACAAATTCCTTTAGAAACTGTGCATTGTCTCAAACATCCGTTGATAATATTCTGGTGTCTATTAATCAGTCGAGATTGAATACGCCAAGTTTGATTAACGGCACTCTAAATATGACAGGCGGGACTAACGCAACTCCATCAGCGACAGGGCTTGCAGCGAAAGCTGCATTAGTAGCAGCAGGATGGGCAGTGAGCCATAACTAGAGTATAATCAATACGTTATAACAGTTTTGTGTCTAGGTTTAGCGGCTGAAAAGAGGGAAACCTACCCTCCTGACACAATTTTTAAAGTAGGTATTTTGATGAGGTGTCAGAATGTTAACGCAAGAAATAGTAAGAGAACACATAAATTACGATCCACAAACCGGAATCGTAAAATGGATAAAGCCAAGAGCTAGACGGGTAAAGGTTGGAGATACCGTAGATTGTTTAATTCATGGGTATCTAAGGATTGTTTTATATTCAAAATATTATGCACTTATTCAAAACGGTTTGATACTTTAGAAGAAGCAGAAATGAATATAAAAATAGTAAGGGAACATATCCACAAAGAATTTGTGTGTCATGGCGAATAACTAAATTGTGAATTTAAACCTCGTCATTGCTCAACTGCGCACGTATTGCCCGTCTTTCGGCGGGCGCGTGGCCGGTTCTGCGCGTTTCAAGCGTTTGGATGAAGCGGGCAACCTGACCGTCCCGGCCGCCTACGTGATCCCGTTGGACGACAACCCCGGCGAACGGATGAGTCTTAACGATGTCAGGCAGCCGATTACCGAATCATTTGCCATCATCGTAGCGCTCAGCAACACGCCGGATGAACGCGGTCAGGCAGCTATTAATTCTGCGCATGACAGCATTCGGGCTGAGCTCTGGAAGGCCTTAATAGGCTGGCAACCCGACCCCGTGACCTATCGCGGCGTCGAATACCAGGGTGGCAACCTGCTTGATTTGGACCGCTCTCGCCTATGGTATCAATTCGATTTTGGCGCGTACATGGAAATAGCCCCGGAAGACGGTTGGCAGGGCGTTGAACTGGCCGCCTTGCCGCATTTTGTTGGTGCAACGATTAACGTTGACGACATCGATCCTGCCGCCGACCCTAATTTGCATTACCCCGGCCCGGACGGGCGCATAGAACATATTGTAAAATCACCCCCCACCGGCGTTTTGCCCTAGGAGTTACCATGTTTGTAAAACCCGCTTCCGGACTGTTTGTGACTGATCCGGATCGCAACGATATTTTGCCTCCCGAAGGGCGAAACGTCGAACCACATCAATACTGGCTGCGCCGTCTGGAAGATGGCGACGTAATAGAAACAACGCCGCCGGTCGATGCGCCGGTTAAAGCGGAAAAGGACAAGGGGTAAGTTATGGCCGTCTCATTTAATTATATTCCCGCCGGTAACGGCGTTCGCGTCCCGCTGTTTTATGCGGAAATGGACAATAGCCAAGCCGGTTATTTCACCCAGTCGTTGAGATCCTTGATGATCGGGCAAAAACTGGCCGCCGGTACTGCCGTCGCCAACGTGCCTTATCTGGTTTCGCAAACCAGCCAGGCCATAGCCCTGTTTGGTCAAGGCTCCATGCTGGCCCGTATGCATGCCATTTACCGCCTGTCCGATCCGACCGGCGAGCTTTGGTGCATGGCCGTGGCTGATGCTGGTGGCGGCGTGCAGGCGACCGGGACGATCACGGTAACCGGTCCTGCCACGGCGGCGGGTACGATCAATCTTTATATCGGCGGCCAACGCGTGCAAGTCGCGGTCGGCAGTACCGATATTGCTACCGCCATCGCGACCAACATTAACGCCGCCATCAACGCGGCGCTGGATTTGCCGGTCACGTCAACCGTGGCAAGCGCTGTCGTAACGCTCACCTGCCGTTGGAAAGGGGCGACCGGCAACGATATTGCCGTGCTGGATTCCTATCGGGGCAGTGCAGGCGGTGAAGCGCTGCCCACTGGCGTGGCGCTGACCTATACAGGCAGTAATTTCCTTACAACAGGCGCAACTAACCCGACACTGACCGGCGCGATTACGGCCATGGGCGATGACGCCTACGACTTTGTTATTCATCCTTTCACCGACAGCGGCAGCCTGGATGTATTCGCCACTGAATATGGCGATTCTTCCGGACGCTGGTCGTGGTCTCGGCAAGTTTACGGGCATTGTTATTCAGCTTTACGCGGCGCATTAGGCGCACTCAGCACCGCCGGTGGTTTGCGTAACGATCCGCACCATACCATTGCCGCCATCGATCTTGATTGCCAGCATCCCTGTTGGGAATACGCAGCGGCTTACGGCGCACGCAATGCGGTTTATATCGCCGCCGATCCGGCACGACCCACGCAAACCGGTGAACTCACCGGCTTGATGGCTCCACGGGCGGGGAAAAAGTTTATCTGGTCTGAACGCAATGTCCTGCTTAACTACGGCATCGCCACCAGCTTTATCGTATCCGGCGTGATCCAGATTGAGCGGGCCATCACGACTTATCAGAAAAACACCTTTGCACAGGCCGATCCCAGTTATCTGGATTCGGAAACCTTGCATACAGCGGCCTACGTGTTGCGCTATCTGCGCTACGCCATCACGCAGAAATACGCACGCCACAAACTGGCCAATGACGGCACCCGTTTTGGACCAGGCAACGCCATTGTCACGCCATCAGTGATTCGCGGCGAGCTGTTGGCGGCTTACGATACACTGATGATGTTAGGTATTGTTGAGAATAAAGAAGCGTTTAATACCTATCTGATTGTCGAACGTGATGGGCTTAATCCCAATCGCGTCAATGTGCTATTCCCTCCAGATTACGTGAATCAGCTAAGGGTTTTCGCTGTGCTCAATCAATTCCGTCTACAGTATCCTGTTCAGGCCGCCGCGTAAAAAAAAGCCGTAGAGACGCAATATTTTGCGTCTCTACAAATAATTCCAAGCGAATAGATTAAGAAATCATGACGGCCGCTAAATTAAACCTACCTGTTATTGAAAAAGGCGCAACGTATCGGCATACGCTGATCTGGCAGGATTCAAACGGCCAACCGATTAACCTGACTAATTGTACCGCAAAATTACAGGTACGTGAGGACCCTGCGGCGATAACGGCTTTGCTTGAACTTAGCACCGAGAACAGCCGCATTACGCTTACGCCGTCCACGGGGAAAATAGACTTTTATGTCACCGCTCATGATACCGACGCGCTAATAGGCGCGGGCGGTTTTTATGATCTGGAAATCTATTTTTTAAACGGGGACACGGTGCGCTTGTGTTCCGGTATGCTGCCGTTTAGCGAACAAATAACGCGATGACCGACACAATTGTTTTAGTCACGCCGGTCATTGATGTACTTGTTACAGACCCACAATCGGTCAATGTAATAAAGACAGCCGAACAAGGTCCGCCGGGGTCAACGGGCGCAACAGGGGCGACAGGGGCAACGGGTGCAACAGGGGCGACAGGGGCGACAGGGGCAAAAGGTGACAAGGGGGATACGGGTAGTATCAGTAATTTGAATGCCATAATTAACTTACCCAATATAACTGGAACTATTGATTTTAATAATAAATATCGTCTGGCTTATAACCCTAATACGAATAGTTTAGACTTTACCTATCTTGGCTGATAACCATGCGAGAGATACAGATAACTCACCGGTTTGCCAGTGCTAAGCCTGACAGTTCAGACCTTACCTTAATACAGCCCTCCAACTGGAATGATAGCCATGTCGTCGGTAATTCAATACCCCATGAATTAGCACAGACCGGCACTAATATCGCCGTTGATACCTCAGTATCTACGTCATTTAAAGCGGTTCTGTCAGGCAATCATTTTTTAGAAAACCCGACGCATTTGGTTGAGGGTGACACGCTGTTATTTATATTTACGCAAGATTCAACCGGTAAGCGGCTGCTGACGTTTGACACACTGTATAAAGTTTCGGGCAGTTCATCGTTGAGCACTAAAGCGGGTTCAATTGATGTACTGAGTTGTTATTACAATGGCGCCTATTTGCTGTGTACCTTACAGCGTAACTTTACGACACCCATTTCCTACTCGGCAGGAACGATGGATTTTAGTGTGATACAAGGTTCTGGACTCATAACCCTAATTCAGTGAAAAATTTATTATGCCAACCACTATAAAAGTTTTAGATTCTGACGGCGTGCCGCAGACTATCAATACGAATCCCGCACTCGGACAAGCGCTCGCTGCTGCCAGTCTCCCTGTCGTATTGGCAAGCGATCAGCCCACGATTCCTGTTGCAACCAATGCGGAAGGAACCATAGGCGCAGGGAGCGCACCCAGCAAATCATTAATTGGCGGGGGTATTTATAACGCATCAAGATTAACGTTGGCATCCGGGCAAGGGTCAGCTTTGCAATTAGATTCAGATGGTTCTTTATACGTTAATGTGGCCGATATAGGTAGTGTTGCGACTTCTGCAAAACAAGATACGCAAACAACAGCCCTTGGAACCTTAGCCTTAGAGAACGGGGGTAATCTTGCCGCTATTTTAGCCAAGATTATTGCAGCGCCTGCAACAGCAGCTGCGCAAGCCACCTTGTTATCTGCTATTCAAGCAGGACTTTATCCCAGTGAGAACCACATAGGCTTTGTTTCAGGCAGCAGTATCGTCGTGACGGCCACGTTCAACAGACCTGCGAACGCAACGGCTTATGCGGCTTTAGCGTCAATCTCGGATTCAACAACTGCGCCCACTATTCTCACGTTTGCCAATATGGGCAGAGTAAACGCGGGGAGCGGCTATATCACGAAAGCGCGATTAATAACCAATCAAAGCACCAACACGGCGCGTTATCGATTGCATCTTTACAATGTAGCGCCGACCGCTATTAACGATGGCGCGGCGTATACAAATTTATCGGCTAATAAAGCCAATAAAATCGGTTATATCGATTTTGACCCGATGGCAACCGAAGGGGCGGGTTCAGACATCGCAGAGTCTCTAAACGCGACCTGCCGATTAGCGTTTTTATGTGCCGCCGCCTCCAGGACTTTATATGGGGCATTGCAAACCAAAGACGTTTTCACGCCTGCCAGCGGTCAAACTTATTTTGTAGAGCTAACACCTGAGCAAAATTAATGAGGCCGTTCAATGCCCGTAGTCTAGTAGCTTCTGCCTTAGTCAGGAAGAAGTATACGTACGCTCAAGTTTCATCAGGCTTTACTGGGCCATTGGATGCGACTACTACAGCTAATACGCTCTATGGCATCGTCAATGGCGCGACGACCTGGAATGGCTGGGTGACCGGGACAGATTTATATATGACGGCTTCTTCAGGATCGGGCACTGTCGCCGCTCTTTTGGAAGTCAGCATTGATGATGGCCTTTGGTTTACGCCCTCTTACCTTTCCTCAATGCCAGGTTTCTATACTATTTTTACTGGAAAACCCCATAGCCAGTATCAAGTCTGTATACGGTTCAAAGGCTCTGCATTCAACCCAAAGTGGATGACGAACACAAGCACGGAAGCTAATCCGTTGTTTATTGTTGACGGAGCCTATTCGCCGTCTATTGTACCCGTTTTAACGTGGGTTCAATGCAATGACGGCAATGCCTTAACTGCTTGGAGTTCGTGTAATGTGGCGGCAACCGGAGGCGGCGGCACTAACTATGTCCCCGCTTACTTGCCAGGATCAATAAGCCTGGTTTCAGGGACTGCCATACCGTCGGTAAAATTTAAAACTAACGCAACCCGGATGGTCGTCATTAATCCTGATCCGTATGTTTTTGTTTCTATAGACGGAGCGGCTTACACCCGGTACAAGTGTTCTTTGGCGACTCAGGTCTATCATACGACCCACATTCCACTGGATGGCGCTACACACACCTATAACGTATGGCAAAGCTCAGCACGGGGGACGTTTAACGTTTTTGCTGTCGGGCTTGATGCGGCGGTCGTCGATTGCGGTACAAAAAGGCGGATGGATCAATATGGTTCATCAACGACAGCAGGCGCCGGGGTAGGCGCGTCCAATTCAGACGGGCAGGTTGATACGATGTCCGTGGCTTCCGCATTAGGTTTGGTAGGTTCCACTTATGGCATATCCGGAGAAAACATAGCCGGGTTTGTTGCCAGAATGACGGCCTTGTTAGCCGCAAAAACCGTGGCATCTACTGATGTTTGCATCCTTCAACTAGGCGCTAATGATATTGGCGTATTGGATGCAACGGCGCAAACGAATATAACAAACATAATCACCGCAATGTTAACGAAAGGTTATGGAAAAATCATTGTACGTGGAAATTTAACCGTGTTGGGCGAGGCGGGTTCAACGACGACGCTTAAAACAGCTGATAATATAACAATCGGTAATTTGGTGACCGCCTACGGCAATGCGAATGTACGTTTTGTAAACCCCATTGCGCTAGCTTGGGGCGTTGTCGATTCACCGGATGCAACGCATCCATCAGTCGTTGGTTATCAAACGATTACACCCCTTGAAGTGACTGCCTATAGCCCTTTAATTTAAGATGGCCTTTAGTCCTGCCTTTAACCCAGCATTTTATCAGGTTAATCTAGGGCCCCTTCTAGGGATTGTTCTCGTTAGAATAACCTCTGATTTAGAACTCCGTTGTTTAGGCGAGTTTATTGAAGGAAACGGGCCCGTATCATTGGACACCCAAGGCAATATTAAAGCCTATGAGTTTATTGAGATGGCTAATATCTTAAGATTGAATGATCAATCAGGTTTGATGGCTTGCCAATTGACTGAACAGGTGGGCAATATCTAATGGCACAGTTAAAAACAGGGACAACGGTAGGCGGTTACCAAGTATTGACGGGGCAAGATGTCGCCTACCTTGCCCAATTAGTATTAGCGCCGCCCCCGGTTATTATTACCGGGACATCGACAGCAGGCTCAACCCTTATCACAATGGCTTCAACGACAGGTGTTTTGTCGGGAATGCAGGTTAACGGTGTCGGCAGTCCCTTAACCACGGCTTTGGCCTGTATGCTGCAAGGCGCGAACGATACGGTAACGGCAACCGCACATGGCTTGGCAAATGGCGATCTAGTCTCGTTTGCAACGCTGGTCACCACGACGGGCATTGCTATCTATACGCCGTATTATGTCGTCAATGCAACGACTAATATATTCCAGCTTGCTTTAACCGCAGGCGGCGCGGCTATAGATTTAGGTGGTGATGGCAGCGGAACAATTTTATATAGAGCAACAATAACGACTGTCAATACCAATGTCAGCGTGGTACTCAATCGGAAAATGACCGGTTCAGGTTTGGCTAATTTTGAATATCGGGCATTTAATACGGGATTAGCCTTGATGAGAGGCTGGGCAATTTAATTATCGGGCGAAATTCTCGCCCTAATCTGGAGAAAATATCATGGGTGGTAGAGTCGCAGGAATCTGTTTCGTCAAATGCGACGGGACTCAACTTGAAATCAAGGGCAAAATAGAAGAGCCGTTAGTTCAATTAGCACGGGAAACAGTCATGTCGCTGGCAGGCAACGCCGGGTATAAAGAAACGGCTCAGCGTCAGTATTTAAAAGTTGACGCCATCTTTACGCGCGATTTTCCGCTGAACAAATTAGCGCAAGGCACCAACATGACCGTGACTGCCGAACTAGCTAACGGCAAGGTTTACACCTTGACTAACGCGTATGTCGAAGGCGAGATGACCGGCAATGGCGAAGAAGGAACGGTGGAAATTGAATTTTCCGGCATTACCGGCGTTTGGCAATGATTGTAAAACTGTCAAAGCCGATCACGGTGGCCGGTGAACCTGTGGCCGAGCTGGACTTACGGGAACCCACCGTCGAGGATGTTACCGACATCGGCTATCCGTTTTCGATGATTCCTACCGACAATGGCACAGAGATCAAGCTGGATGTTAAAGCCGTCCTGAAATATGCGTCACGCCTGGCCGGTGTACCGCCCAGCAGTCTGAAAACTATCTCGCTGGGTGACCTGAGCAATCTGCAAACAGCGGTGATGGGTTTTTTCGGGGACGAGGCGGCGACGCCTCCGAACTCCTAAACAGGATATTTGAAATTGCGTGGTTCTTCAAGATCGACTCGGCTCAGGTTTTCGCGTTAACGCTGGACAAGTTTGAATTGTATTCCAGCCAGGCTGAACGCATCGCCGAACTGACAAATAAAACATGACACCTGCTGACACACTGCCAGCCAATTTGACGCGCTGCAAAGGTCGCGATTGCACCGAAACAGCCGCCTGTTTGCGGTACGTGACCATAGGACGTGACCCAATAGATCGGCATTACTCCTATATCGAAACCGGTATGCACAAAGAATCTGGCTGTATTTTCAAAATCGAGGTAGAGACGCAAAATCTTGCGTCTCTACGGGGATAATCAATGGCCAATTCCTTCAACCTCCGCGCTATCATCAGTTGCGTCGATCGCCTCACGCCTGTCCTAAACGCCCAATCGCGCCAAATCCGTGCTTGGGGGCGGCAATTCGAGCGGGCAGGTCGTGGCGCTATTCCGATGGCGGCAGGACTGGCCGCAGCGGTTCTGATTCCTGCCCGTGCGTTCATGGAAGCCGAAGACGCGGCAACGCAGTTAAAAAGCGTGCTGATGACCCGAGACGGGCTGTCAGGCGGGTTTGAAGACCTGATGAAAATCGCCACCGATCTGGGCAACAAACTGCCGGGAACCACAGCGGATTTCGCGCACATGGCCACCGTCATGAAGGCCAACAATCTGAATACCTCGGTGTTGATCAACGGGGGCTTGAAAGCCGCCGCTTATCTCGCCGTAGCCACAAAGGGGCTCGGCGAAACCTACGACACGGCAGCTGTTGGTATAGCCAAAATATCTAATGTTTTTTCAGTCGCAGACAGTGACCTGGTAGGTCTTGCCGATACCATGCAGCGCGTTGTTCACATGGGCGTCGGCATCGATGATTTTGTGCAGGCCATGTCTAAAGCCGGTGGCCCGTTAAAAGGTCTTAAGGTTCAGGGATTGGAAGTCGCTAACCAGATGGCCCCTTTAATAGCAATGTTGGTGCAGTCCGGGGTCGAAGCCAGCGAAGCGGGAACCGGCCTCAAGAAGATGATTTCAGAGGCTGCCGGGGAAGGAAAGTTCACGTCAATCGCCAATTTGGTTAAAGATCTGCAAAAGGCTAGTAAACTGAAAATGACCAAGCTTTTCCCAGAATTTACAGAGCGTTTCGGCGCAGAACACGCCTCAAAAGCCTTAATTATTTCAACTGGCAATTATGCTGAAATGGTTAAAAAAATGAAAAATCAGGCCGATTTACAGATGCGCATTAATGCGGCGCTGGGATCGCTGACTAATCTTTGGGATGCCGCAACCGGTACGTTCACGAATGCGATGGTGGCATTCGCAACCGCCTACGCACCGGAAATGAAACAGCTTGCACAATCCATCAATGATGTGTCCGGAAGTTTGCAGACCTGGGCCACCAACAACGGCCCCGCGATAAAAATGGTGCTGGAAATGGCGGGGGCATTTGTCGCGCTTAAATTGGCTTTATGGGGCGCTAGTTTGGCTTTTAGGGTATTGAACGGAGTTATGGCTACCAATATTTGGATATTGTTGCTCTCGGCTATAGTTACACTAGCACCGTTGATTTATGAAAACTGGGGAGCAATCTGTGACTTCTTCAAAACGGCCTGGCAAGGTACTACTAACGGGACAAAATCCATTTTTGATAATTTTACTAATTGGTTGACATCATGCTGGACAAACTTTTCTGATTGGATAATGCTTAAAATCACAGCCGTTGGCGAATGGTTTAAGAACCTTATCCCAGAGTCGGTCGTGGCGGTCTTTAGCGGCATTATTGATCAGATCACGGCAAAATTTAACGCGTTCGTTGCGTTCATAAAATCCGGCATTAGCGGCATCCAGTCAGTCATTAGCGGCATCTCCAACTTTTTCGGACAGACGCCGAACGGCATGAGGCCGCCGGGACAGTCCGGCATTCCTGCCATTCCTAAAGCCGCAACGACGGTGCCTAAAGTCAGTAATGTCATCCCGATGCCGAAAGCCGCACAAGCCATGCCGCTGCAAAACGTAGCCAACGTCATCAAGATGCCGAAAGCCGCACAGTCTATGCCACTGCTGAAAGTCGCTGCCAATGCTGCTGATTTTCTGCCCAGAGCATCAGGCAATCAGCCAGGCACAAGCCCCGGACCCCGCAAAAGCCTGGTACAGCCACAACAACCTGTACGCGGTAATATCGATGTCAACTTCAAAAATGCCCCTCAGGGGATGCGGGTCACGCCCACGAAAGCAGGCGGTCCGGTATCGGTAACGCCGAATGTTGGCTATCGTTCCTTTGCAGGTGGTAGTGCGTAAAGACAAAAAAAACATAGTGTTACCAAATTAATCTCACGTAAATACATACGTAGAGACGCAAGATTTTGCGTCTCTACAATCCGCATAAAAACATGGCCGAACCCGCAAAAAAACAGCAGTTATACGAGAAACTTCGTCCCGCTTCCTTCCGTAAAGTTCCGTTTCTAGTTGACGGCACGGAATTTGAAACCGGGCGGCGAACCCAGGTCCACGAATATCCGCAACGGGATAAGCCCTATTCCCAGGATATGGGCCGCGCCACGCGCCACATCGAGTTTGACGCCTTTGTTATCGGCGAAGATTACGTCGAGAAAGCCAATGCCTTATTGGGCGCACTGGAAGAATACGGTTCAGGCGCATTGATTCATCCCTGGTTCGGAACGCTGAAAGTTAATGTGTTGACCTGTCGGGTGGTGTTTGACAGAGGGTTGGGTCACGCACTATTCAGCCTGTCATTTGTTGAGTCAGGCGAGCTTGCGTTTCCCTCATCGGCTGCCTCCACAGCCGCATTATCACGCAAGGCCGCCGCTAAACTTGAGAAAGTCAGCGTCAGCCGCTTCGCCAAAGTTTTCGCCGTGCTCGGCAAGATTAACGCTCTGGCGGTTAAGGCGCTGACGCTTTATGGGAAAGTGCTGTCGTTTTTGTCCAACCCTATTTTCGCCCTGGCCAGTCTGCTCGGCTTCGGCGATTTGTTGGGCAATCTGGGCAGCCTGTCCGCGTTGTTCGGGATGCCGATTAATCTGGGCTGGAATTTTGCCGGGTTGCTGAATTTGTCTGGCAAGGCAAGAACGGGCGCATTAACCGGAATCGTCGGTGTATCGGCCTTGGGATTGGCTACCGGTAGCACAGTCAGTCTGTCAACTTTCGGACTGGCCAGCGGTACTACGGCAGCGGCAAACGATACCCTGATGATGCCGATTGTGCGAGGGTTAACGCGCATGGCGGTTGATCCGATCCTGGCGCAACCGGCAACGCGAACGTATACCACGGCGACCGCCGCGCAAGTTAACGCCAATGAGTCGGCAATCCTGGCGAATACCCGGCAATTGTTGCTGGTGCAGGCGGTCGGACTGTCCAGCTATCTGGATTGTTCGATTTACGATGATGTTTTAGCGGTTAAAAATGAACTGGCAGCGGCGCTGGATGCCGAGACGCAGGTTGCTGACGACGATGAGCTCTACCAAGCGTTGATGGAAGCCCGCGCGGCGATGCACCGTGACTTGACCGAACGCTCGCGCAACAGCGCCCGCCTGAACACGGTCACGCCGCCCGATGTGTTGCCCATGCTGGTGACCGCTTACGATTATTACGAAAACGCTGGACGCGATGCTGAAATCACCCAGCGCAATAAAATCAGGCATCCGGGCTTTGTGCCGGTTGCGCCTTTGAAGGTGTTGAGCGCATGAGCAATGATTTTTACTGCCGGTATGGGCAACACTGGGCTCACAAAGATTCAAAAATTCATACCCCACGCCAGGGTAATTATATTTGCGCCGATTGCGAAGACAAACGAATTCAGCACCAATCAAAGGGCAATGACAGAAACCGGCGCTTTGATGATGTTGAGAATAATGATAAGTATCAATAACATATACAACATATTTAGATACTTTCTAAAAAATAGACATGAAACCGGATTCAATTGTACATAAGCACAAAATGGCGCTTTACAACCTGGATTTGATTGTCGATTGGCGTTTTGAAAATGACAAGGTAAAAATCGTCGAGGTGCATATTATTCATCATAATTACCCTGATTTACTGAATTTTTTATCGGGAAAAGTGTTTAAATTGATCGTCGAACATATTGAAATACATGACTTAAAAAAAAGTTGTAAAAAAAATTCACATGATCCTGAAAATACTTGATACCGTTGACGAATGGATGATCTGGGTTATTTTGATTTTGCTGTTGATTTTTGCGTGGTGGCTATGAGCGACTTGATACATTACATCACCCGCTTAGAAGGCGCAAACCTGCTTGGCGTGGGCGTAAAGTCGCTGTGGAACATGGAAAAGAAAGGGCTGATCCCAACCCCTGCCGTTAGAATCCATAACGACAAAACCAGCAGGCCTAATATGGGTTATGACCGCGCTATTTTTGAGGCCTGGGTCAAAACCAACCCGGTAAAACATAAGGGCTATCAGGACCCCGAAAAACGCCTACAACACTATGCAGACAGGGCAGCGGCCACGACGAATGACGTTGTTAAAGGCGATGTTTGGAACATTCGGACCGGAAAAAACCGAAAGAATTTTGAGTATGGGGGTCACGCAAAAAATGTGATTCTGTTCTGCCAACCTAAATTGTTATACCGTGGACATAACTTTGATTAATAAATTAATTAATATAATCAAGGCTTTATTAATGAAACATCATGAAAGAAATGAAGACAAAAAAGAAGAACCGAAGTATCTTATAACCCACCTAGAGAGAGAAATAATCATGAAATTAGAAGAACTGCTCACAATTAATAATTCGATCAAAGACCAACTCACCAAAATTGATCAGGAAATCATCACAAAATTAGCTGAATTACAAACGGCGATTGATAAATTAACCGAACAATTAGCCGCTGTTGAATTGACTGACGAACAAGCCGCTTCTGTTGTGGCTGTTCAGGATGCAGTTAATGCAATCGACGCAATCATACCGGATTCAATCGTTTAGCCGATGTTGCTCACGTAGAGACGCAAGATTTTGCGTCTCTACGCCGCAAAAGTTTTGCACCGGCTAGGTTAATCCATCGCCGAACCCTTATACCCAAGGTTGCCGGTGCATCCCCTAAAAAACAAACAGATCAGTACCTGCTAGTTTCCTGTTGTGGTTTCTAACTGCACCGCAACAGGTTTTTATCAACAAATTTTGTAAGGAAATTGAAATGGAAATACCTAAATATCTAAAAGACGCGCTGTATCAGTTTTCGGAAGATGTTCTTGCGGAGCGTGATCATTTTGACGAGTTGCAAAAACAGGCGGAAGAAGACGCGCTTGAGCTGGAGGCGCATAAAGAAAACTGGTTAACGCACCTGTTCAGGGAAACTAAACCAACTACTAGGATATAGCTGTGTCTTGTCTTATCGGAGTCATCATTTACGCGATTGTGGCCCTCATAATTTTATTTGTTTTAGAATACGTGTTTGCCCAGTTTCTACCGCTCCCCCCAAAGATTATTGCCCTGATACGGATTTTGGTGGGCTTGCTGATTTTGCTCTACGCATTGTCTTGTTTTGGAATACTGGACGGGCAGGGGCCATTTTTTAGGCATGGGTATCCGTGACGGAATTTAAAGAACGAAACAATGACAGACGCACGGGTGATAGATTGGTTAGCCTCACCCGGCTTTGTGATTTTTTCATCGAGGAAAAGAAGAAAAATCCGCATTCTGAATATGCTTGGAATGAATTACGGGACGAGATATTCAATTTACACAAAGAATTGGAAAGCATAAAAGCACTCAATGTGAATTTTGTAAAAGAAGTAAAGATGCTCAAGGATGAAATTAATGAAATACATGGGGAAGCTAAAAAGTGAAAGTTACAATTGATACAGAATATTTTACCGAGACAATAGAATTTAAAACTTTAACTCAACCAGAGGAACTTGATATTTTTAAGAAATTAATAGATATTTTTTATCAATCCGATAAATCATACGTCGAAAAAGATTTCTACAAAAAACACTTGAAATTTGTTGACGAATAAAATAAATGACCGAACTTGTCACACTCAGCGTCAACGGCCTGGATTTTCAAGGCTGGAAATCTGTGCGCATTGAGGCAGGCGTCGAGCGACAATGCCGCAGCTTCGAACTTTCCGTAACCGATCAATGGCCTGGCAGCGTGGAGAAGGTGCGCCGGATCAAGCCTGGAGATTTGTGCGAGGTGCGCATCGGCGGTGATCTGGTCTGCACCGGTTATGTGGATGCGACGCCGATTGATTACGACGCCAACAGCGTTTCAATTATAATTCGTGGACGCAGCAAAACCGCCGATCTGGTTGATTGCTCGGCGGATAATGAAACCGGGCAATTTAAGGGCTTGAAAGCCGAAGTTATCGCGCAAAAACTGGCCGGACAATACGGCCTAAACGTCATCAACGAAACAGACACCGGCGCGGTAATAAGCGATCATCAGATCCAGCAAGGCGAAACCGCGTTCGAGTCGCTGGACCGGCTCGGCAAACAGCGGCAAATATTAATTACCGACAATGCGGCAGGCGATGTCGTATTGGCCTCACCCGGCAGCGGCGGTCATGCGTTCAGCGGGTTGGAGTTAGGCGTCAATATTTTAACGGGGTCGGCGGGTTTTGATTATACCGATGTGTATAGCCACTATTCGGTTAAGGGCCAGGCTAGCAAACACGGAATAGATAACGACTGGACCGACGCCTCTTCGGCCCAGATGTCGCAGGCCCAAGGTAGTGCAAGCGATGGCAGCCTTCAACGCCGCCGCGTTTTGGTGGTCAGGCAAGCCGGCCAGGCAGACGCCAATACCTGTCAGCAACGGGCGACCTATGAGCAGCAAGTCCGGTTGGCAAAAGCCGGGGAAATCCGTTACCGTGTCGCCGGTTGGCGGCAAGGGGACGGCTCGCTATGGCGACCCAATATCACCGTCAACATCAAAGATGTGGTGATGGGGGTTAATAGCGCCTTGCTTATTTCTGAAGTGATTTTGACGCTGGACGAAAGCGGCATGATTGCCGAGCTAGTATGTATTCCGGCGGCGGCGTTTATGACCGAACCGGAAAAGCAGGCCAAGGCGGTTAAGCGTAAAACAGTAAAACGAAGTACAGAGCCATCGTGGCTTGACGAATGAGTTTATCTAAAACCCTATCCAGCAGTATTAGTAATATGCTGTCACGCGGCGCGGTCACGCTGACCAATGCCGCCGGTAAACTGCAAACCTTGCAGGTTTCACTGTTGGCCAATGAATCAAAAGATGCGGTTGAGCATCTGGAACCCTATGGTTATACTAGCCATCCCTTGCCGGGCGCTGAAGTTCTGGCGGCGTTCATCGATGGCGACCGTTCGCACGGCGTTATTATCGCCGCGTCTGACCGTCGCTACCGTGTGCAGGCGTTATTACCGGGCGAAGTGGCGATTTATACGCATGAAGGCGATTCCATTATCCTGAAAAACGGGCATGTGATTCAAATGACCACGCAAACCTTGACGATTAATGCCACGACAAAAGTTGAAATGACTACGCCTTTGCTGCAAATCACCGGCGGCGATGTCAAGGCCGATACGATCAGCCTGAAAGGCCATAAGCATAACGGCGGTTCTATCGGTTCAGGACAAACGGACGTTCCGGCATGAGCGGACAGCCGTTAATACTGGTGGTCGATGGCATTACCACTGCGGTTTCCGATGTCACTGACGCATTAGCCAGGGCAGTGATTATTTCCCTGTTCACCTGGCGTCGTGCTAATCCGGATGATGATCTTCCGAGTACCAACAAATACGGTTGGTGGGGTGACACCTATCCGCAAATCGATAACGACCGTATTGGCTCACGTTTATGGCTTCTGTCCCGTGCAAAACTGACCACAGAAACGGTTTTACGCGCCAAGGAATATGCCGAGGAAGCTTTGCAATGGCTCATCGATGACGGCGTTGCAGCATCTGTTCAGGTGCAGTCTGAACGGCAGGATTTATTTATGCTGGCCCTGGGTATTAAAATAATACGGGGCGATCAATCGTCGCTCACTGTCCGTTTTGCAAACGTTTGGGATATATTCAATGCCGTTTAGCCGCCCGCTGTTACCTGAACTTATCAACCGCACCCGCGATGATATTGTCTCACGCCTGCCAAACCCTGACCTACTCAGGCGTTCGGACGGCGAAGTATACGCCCGCGCGATGTCCGGTACGGCGCACGGACTGTACGGCTATCTGGACTGGCTGTCACGTCAACTCATTTACGACACGGCTGACGGTGATATGCTCGAACGCTGGGCCAGTATTTGGGGGATAACTCGGAAACAGGCGACGGTGGCCACCGGACAGGTGAAGTTTACCGGAACCAACGGCATCGTTATTACGGCCGGCACTCAGTTGGCAGCATACGACGGCCAATTGTTTGCGACCGCTGCTGATGCAACTATTTCCGCTGGAATCGTCTGGGCAACGGTTAACGCCGTTATTCCAGGTCTGGCAGGCAACCGGTTAACCGGACAGACTTTTACGCTACAAGCGCCGGTTTCCGGCGTTAATTCAGGCGCTTTAGCTGGAGCAATGACCGGCGGCAACGATATTGAAACCGATGACAGTTTGCGTTATCGCCTGTTGCTTCGTATCAAACAACCGCCCCAAGGCGGCGACCGGGCGGATTATGAAGCCTGGGCGCTAGCTGTGCCTGGCGTGACGCGTGCCTGGGTTTATCCACAGGAATTGGGCATTGGCGCGGTGACCGTGCGCTTTATGATGGATGATAATTATTCGGATGGCATTCCTCTATCCGGCGATGTCGCCGTGGTTGCCGCTTACATTGACCCGCTTCGGCCGGTAACAGCGGCCGTTACCGTGGCGGCTCCCGTTGCCGTGCCGCTGAATTTTACAATCAACGCCTTATCTCCATCGAATACGACTGTAAAAGCGGCCATTACTCAGGAATTAACCGACTTGATAAAACGGGAAGCCGTACCGGGAGGCACGATTTATTTAAGTCATATTCGCGAGGCTATCAGTATTGCAACCGATGAGTTTGATCACGTTCTGACGACGCCCGCAGCCAATGTAACTAATGTAACCGGCGCTATTAGCGTCATGGGAACCATCACATGGACCTGAGTGCGGATGATTACGCCCGGCAATTAGCCGCGTTGTTGCCGCCGGGCCCTGCCTGGTCAACGGATGATGATGCCGCCACGCTGACGTTGCAGCTTAACGCCTGGGCGCAGGAATTTGCCCGTGTTCAGGCGCGTGCTGATGTGCTGATTGAGGAAGCGGACCCGCGCGTTACGTATGAATTGCTGACCGATTATGAGCGCATCTTTGGCCTGCCGACCGCGTGCATGTATGGCATTGAGCAAACGGTGCAGCAGCGCCATGATGCGCTGGTCTCGCAGATGATCAGTATCGGCGGCCAGTCACGGGCTTATTTTATCGCTTTAGCGTTGGCAGCCGGTTTTAGCATCACCATCACCGAATTCAATCCGTTTAACGTCGGCATGACGGTAGCCGATTCCATTTATGGGCCTGATTGGTATTTCGCCTGGCAGGTCAATGCGCCGACAACGACGGTCGCCTGGTTCAGAATATCCGGCGGCGTGAATGAAGCGTTGGCCGCCTGGGGCAATCAATTGCTCGAATGCCTGATTAACCGCTATAAACCGGCGCATACCGTCGCCATTGGAAGCGATCATGGATGAGCGCGACCCCCCAGTGGAGTCGCGTAACGAAGTGGAGCGCGGAACGCGAGGGCCGATTTAAATGG